ACGAAGTAATAGAAGTAGGTGGCTCTCTATTTGTAGAGTCAACAGCAACTATAACAGACGGAGAAAAAAGCTTTAATGTAAAAGCTCAGGCAGGTCTAGATTTAAACCGCAAAGGAATGGACAAAGCACAGGCTTCAGGAGCATCTAGTTCTTACGCACGTAAATACGCTCTAGGAGGTTTATTCTTATTAGATGACACTAAAGACGCAGACGCAACCAACACGCACGGTAAAGCACCTGCAAAGGCTGTAGCAAAGCCTAACCTAGCAATGACTAGTGAGAGTTATCTAAAAGCGTTACAAGCTGTAAAAGACGGCAAAGTTACACTAGCACAAATAGAGGCCAAGTACACATTAAGTGACAAAGTGAAGGAATCACTAATAAATATAACTAAAAATAAGTAACAAAAAGCTTGCGTATATCATAAAAAAAACGTATATTCGCACTCGGCAATATTGCCACAATTAAACCCAAAAATAAAAGCCTTTAAGAGAGGCACAAAAATTATGAGTACAATCATTTCATTAGGATTAAACAGAGACAAAATTACTTTCAATGACAAAGGGTGGGCTAACATCACAGTATTTGTTAATGACGAAACCAACACCTACGGTCAAAACGCTTCAGTTGCTATGGAGCAGACTAAAGAGCAAAGAGAGGCTAAGGAGGCTAAGGCTTATGTAGGTAATGGTAAAGTAGTTTGGACAGACGGACAGATAGCTGCAGCAGACAGAGTAGAGCAAGGCACACAAGCAAGTGAGCAATCTACAGCGGGTAGAGAAACACCTGATTTACCGTTCTAAATACTGAGAGATAACATAAGGGGTGCTAAAAGAAGTGCCCCTTTTTAATTAACATTAACACCTAATAAAAACTATGATAACAGATATTTCTAAGATTAAAGAGAAGCTTTACGACGTGAAGTATGATAGGATTGAGCAGGGTAAAGGTCTTGGCATTGAAGAGGTTGACGAATTTCTAAGATACAAAAAAGGTGCTTTTAATATTTGCGTAGGTCACGCGAACACAGGTAAAACTACGGTAGTCTTATATTTAATGGTAGCTTACGCTCTTAAACACGATTTAAAGTGGCTTATATTTAGCTCAGAGAATAGTGATTACAGCATAGCTAGAAAAATACTAGAATTTAAGACAGGTACACCAATACAGAAAATACCTGATGCACAAATAGAGACGGAGATGGAGTGGATAAATGACCACTTTAAGATAATGGCAGTCGATAAATTATATAGCGCACGTACTCTGATGACAGAGGCAAAGCAGATACTCGATGTTTGGCATTACGATGGTTTACTAGTAGACCCTTATAACTCTCTAATAAAAGACCCTGCATTGTTACGCTCAGTAGGTGGTCACGAATATGATTACCAAATAGCCTCAGAGATGCGTTTGTTTTGTAAAGAAAACAATGTAACACTTTGGCTTAATGCTCACGCAGTAACAGAAGCTCTAAGACGTAAACACCCTAGCGGGCACGAGTTCGAAGGATTGCCACAACCTTGCGGAATGGCAGACACTGAAGGCGGTGGTAAGTGGGGTAACAGAGCAGATGACGTTATAAGTATTCACAGATACACTCAACACCCTACTAGGTGGATGGTTTCAGATATTCACGTAGTAAAGGTAAAAGAGACTGAGACGGGTGGACGACCAACGGGTATGGATACACCTATAAGTTTACGAATGCAGGCGGGTAACGTAGCCTTTACAGTAGCAGGTAAAGATGTTATAGACCACAGTAAAGTAGCCACAATGAAAGTACCTAATATTAACCCTAAACTAGCTTTTTAATATGAATAATAAAAACCAAGCTCTAGAAATGCTAGCCGTACACCACGCTGAATATATCAAAATGGCAAAGGCTATAGCAGGTAATAACAATGAAGTATTTAACTACGCTGAAGATTTCGTACAAGAAGCCTACTTAAGGCTTGCGAGATACGATGACCTCTTTGACAAAGTAGTAACCGCTAAAGGTAAAGTATCTAAAGGATATATGTTCTTTTGCTTACGCTCTATAATAGTTAACGCTATTAAAAAGAAAAGCAATCTAAAATACAATTACCTAGGTAGCCAATACGATTTTGAAGAGACGTACAACTTCGTTGACACAGGACTAGACCAAGAAAAATTAGGAGTAGAAGCACTAGAAACTAAAATGTACCAAATATTAAAAGAGGAGGCAAAATGGTTTGATTACGAACTATTTAAGACTTACCTGACAAGTGGTAAAAGTTTTAGGACTATAGCAGAAGAAAGTAAGATAGGAATAAGAACTATTTACTTAAGTATTAAGCGGTCTAAAATGATTATAGCCGAGAAGCTATTTGAAGATTACCAAGACTTTGTAAATGGAGACTATGACCTAATATAAAAATAAGTAACAAAAAGCTTGTGTATGTCGATAATTTTACATATACTTGCAGTATTAATAATTAAACCCTTAAAAATGGATATTAACGAAAGAGTATTTGAATTACATTCAGAAGGTTTCAAAGCAGGTAAGATAGCTCAGAAGCTTAGAATTAAAAAAGCTGTAGTCTTAGACATTCTAGGAGAAGCAGGCAAGGAAGGACTAGGAGACATTGTAACGGCTTTTACAGAGGTTACAGGTATTAAAGCAGTAGTAGAGGCTGTGGTTGACGATTGCGGCTGTAGTGCACGAGCTGAGAAGTTAAACGACTTGTTCCCTAACAGAAAACTAAACGACTTACTTACAGACCAATTTGATTACCTTAAAAAGTTCTTTGAGCCAAAGAGACCTAGTAGTGTAAGCTCAAAACAGCAAAAGAGACTTGTAGAGATTTATAACCACGTTTTTAAGTCTAAACGCAAAGTGTCTAACTGTAGCCCTTGTATCTTAGGAATGATTAACGAATTAAACAAAATCTATGACAGAGCTAACGAGCAATAAGCTAAGAAAAATGAATATAGCCACGCTAACTAATTTAGCTGACCAACTAGCTACAAAGCTACAATGGTTACATAGCGTAGGTAAAGACGAAGAAGAGCCTGAGCAGTATAAGAGGTTAGCCTCTGAGCTGCTCCACGTGGCAAACATTATTGAAGCAAAAGAAATAGAAAAATCTAAAAAACCCAAGATAAATTATGGCAAATAAAAAGAAAAAAGCAGACGTTAGACCAAGACTACAAGGAGCAAAACTGGCCTCTTTTGAGTTCTTTAACAATAAGGAATCTAGAGTGCTAGTAGTGGGAGACTTACATAGTCCATTTGACTTAGATAGCTACTTTGACCATTGCGTAGAAGTATATGAGAGATATAACTGTAATCAAGTTGTTTTCATTGGAGACGTAATAGACAATCACTATAGTAGTTACCACGAGACAGACGCGAATGGTATGGGTGGAGGTCAAGAGTTAGAGCTAGCAGTTAAGAGACTAGAGAGATGGTATCACAGATGGCCTGACGCTCACGTTACTGTAGGAAACCACGATAGAATTATTATACGTAAGGCACAATCAGGAGGAGTGCCAAAGCAGTGGATAAAGGAGTACTCAGAGGTACTTAATACACCTAATTGGAAGTTTGTAACCTCTTTAGAAATTGATGACGTTTTATATATCCACGGAGAAGCAGGGACGGCAAAGACTAAGGCTAGGGCAGATATGCGTAGCACAGTACAAGGTCACTTACATACACAGGCTTACACTGAGTATTTTGTAGGAGCTAACTCTAGAGTATTTGGTTGCCAAGTTGGTTGTGGTATTGATGCTAAGAGTTATGCAATGGCTTATATGAAGGTGGGTAAGAAGCCCGCTATTGGTTGTGCTGTGGTCTTAGGAGGTAAGACAGCTATTAATGAATTAATGGTTTTATAATGCAGTGTTTGAATTGCACGTGTAACGGAGATAACCTCGGGAGCTGCTCGAGGTTCTACCAAAGTGTATCAAGTGATATTACTGAGATGGCAGACAATCCACCCTTCAGTAATCAGGACACAGCAGCAGAACGCAAAGCAACACCTGTTTTTTCAGGAGTACTAAAGTACTTCCCTAACGCACTTAAAGAAGTATCTAAGTGCTCACAAGCAGGTAATGACCAACACCACCCCAACACTCCCTTACATTGGGATAAGGAGAAGTCAAAAGATGAGCTAGACGCATTGACTAGACACCTTATAGACCATAGCATTAACCCGTTAGACGAAGACGGACAATTACACCTAGCTAAAGTAGCTTGGAGAGCCTTAGCAGGCTTAGAGAGATTTTTAACTAATAAATATTAAAATTATGAATGAAATAAAAAAAGAAGAAAAGGTTGTATCAGTGATACTAAGACTAGTAGTAATATGCACGTTAGCATTAGGAGCTGTATTTTTTACAAGCTGTGAGCCCGCCCCTTGCGAAGATTGTTACACTTATACGTATAGCGATGGCTCAACAGAGTGGGTATGTATAGAATATGATTGCGATTATGATTATTAATAAAGTAAATTATCACTCAGGTGTGTATTGCTTACTTAAAGACGGTAAAATAGTCTATATAGGCTCATCTAGTAATGTATTGAGACGGGTGGGGTGGCACTTAGATAAAAAAGAAAAAGACTTCAATGAGTGGTCTTTGATGTGTTCCCTAACAGACAAGTCGGAAATGCTTGAGACGGAAGGTAGGTTAATACATAAGCATAAGCCTAAACTTAATAAATACCACAAAGGTCGAAAAATGAAAAGACTAAAACCCTAGTGTTGATAAGCCTTGCAGAGATGTAGGGCTTTTTTTTTGAAAATAAATGCAAAAAAGTTTTTTTTAAGTCAAAAAGGTTTGTATATTTGTACCATAATCAAAAACAAACGCTATGAAAATTACAAAACTATCAAAAGGAACTTACAAAGTAATAGACGCTCAAGGCACTTGGATTGCTAGAGGTGGAGAAGCTACAGCAAACGGAATGTGGACAGCTAACGATTGCGAAAATGTATATGACCTAAGTAGTGATAATAATTGGGCTGTAGAATTTAAGACATTTGCACAACTAAAAAAATATTCACAATCTTTTTAAAAAAAAACAATATGTACACAATACTAGTAGTAAACAATAACAGATACTTAATTAACACAATGGTATCAGACCTATCACAAGACAAAGCCTGTCAGACTATATTACAGGATTACCCTGATGACGCTCAGATACATTTTGAAACACCAAATAAAGAAGACTTACAATAATATGAGACCAAAACAACAGACAAATACGAAGATGCTAGAGGTAATTAGAAAAGCCGTGGAGACAATAACTAATTGTGACGTAGTAGAGAGAACTAGACAGAGAGAGTATGTACAAGCTAGGAGTATATTTTATAGATTCGCTAGAGACAATAAACAAACCTTACAAGCTATAGGTAAGTTCCTGAAGAGAGACCACGCCACAGTAATGCACTCTTTAAAGAAGTTTGAACAGGACGTAGAATATGACTCACTATTTAGAGCTAATTACAACGCGGTAAAAGACATCTTAGGTAACTTAGACGTTAAAGAATGTGAAGATGCAACAGAGACGCTCCTAGAGGCTTATGAGATGCGTAACACTTATCTAATAAAGCAGAACACAGAGCTAAGAGCTAAACTATCTAGATTAACCTCAGATGACACTATTAACGAATTACTAGAGGGATTGCCTGAAGATAAAATACAATACTTTATAGATAACCAATTAAAGTCTTTTGTGAATATAGAAAAGGCTATACTAAGAAGGGACGAAGCACAAAGAGAAGCAGACGCTAAAGCTAAGAAGGAATTTAAGAGGCTAGCTATGCACGAAGAGGGTGGTCTATCTACAGACAGTAAAATATTTAACTACGCAAGAGTCTAGTAATCAGCTAATAATAAATTATTTTAAAAAAAGATTAAAAAAAGTTTGGTAATAACAATAAAACATTTGTATCTTTGTACCAACAATAATAATTAACACTAAAACAAAACATTATGAAACTTACAAAAAAACAATTACTAGAAGACGGACTACAAGCATTCACAAACTCATTAGGAGACGACATATGGGTTTGGTTTCAACCTAAGACTAATAGATTTTGCCTAGAATTAAACTGCGAGGTCATAAAGGCTACTAAATCTTTAAAACCAATTCAAGAAAAACTTAACTTTTTAACATCTATATAACTATGAACAAATTAATCACATTACAACTATTAAGAAATATTGCTCAGGTAGAAGCTAGGATACTATCAGCTAAATACTACGATGACCAAACAGAAGAGAACGACAGCTTAAGCCTAGAAGCTTGTAACGTATTAGAACAGGCAGAAACAAACCTTTCATTATTCCTAAACAAAAACTAAGATGACATTTACAAACATATACAACCAAATAGACACACAAGATGACTTCATTAACTGTGACAGATTTCTAGATATAGAGGCTGACCTTAATACATCTTTAGAAGAGCTAGACTTATTTAACAACCAATTAAACTAAAAACTATGATACAATTAATAAAAGGAGATTGCTTAATAGAAAGCGATAAAATAGAAAGCGGAAGTGTTGATTTAATATTAACGGATTTACCGTATGGGACAATGACAAAACTAAATTATAAGGAGCAAATACAATATAGAGGTGAAAACTCTTTCGAATGGGATGAAGTAATAGAAACTAAAAAAGTATATGAGATTGCAAATCGTATTTTACGAAAGAATGGAAAAATGGTTTTATTTTGCCAACAACCATTCACAAATGAATTAATAAACAAAGCAATACCAAACATACCTTTTAGTTACTCTATGATTTGGGAAAAAGATAATTACGGACACGCTTTACTTGCTAAAAAAGCACCTTTAAATTATTATGAAGATATTTTAGTTTTTAGTAAGGTGCACGATACAGAAGATTTACACCCTTTAAGGAATTACTTAAAAGAATGTAAGCAAGAAAGCGGAATGACAAATAAACAATTTAATCATTTATTTAGTGATTATACAAATAAAAAAGGCAATAGAAATAGAAGTGTTTTAGAACATTATTGGGCTGCTGCTCAATTTCATTTACCAACGGAAGAAATATATGAAAATATACTGCAACCTACAGGATTCTTTAAAAAGCCTTACGAAGAGCTTAAAGAAATAGATAACGAATTCAAGAAACGATTTGCATCTACTTTCAACCTTTGGGAGGGTAACAAATACAAAAGCAATATATTAAAATACAAAAAGGACTATACAGGACACCATCCAACACAAAAGCCTGTGTTGTTATTAGAAGATTTAATTAAAACTTTTAGTAATGAAAATGATTTAGTAGTTGATTTAACTATGGGCTCAGGCTCTACAGGCGTAGCTTGTAAGAACACAGGCAGGAGCTTTACAGGTATAGAGCTTGATGACAAATACTTTAAAATAGCAGAAAATAGAATTAACAACTTAAACAAATAATATGAAAGTAACACTATTAAACCACGAGATTGTAGACCTGTCTGAGACACTAGACAATATGGTAGGAGACGATTACTATTACAAATACCTCAACCTAGACAGAGTATTAAGCTACTCTACTATGAAATGGCTATTGAAAAGCCCTAAGTGGTTTGCTCATATGAAGAAAAAAGGTATGACAGAGACACAAGCCCTAAGAGACGGTAAGTTAGTACATACTGAGATACTAGAGCCTGAGAAGTACGGACAATTTACCTTTGTAGATACCTCTAGTAAGAATACCACTAAATGGAAACTAGCTAAGGAGCAGAACGGAGCAGAAGTAACCTACACCCTTAAGGAGAAGTATATGGCTTCTAGGATAGCTGCAGCATTCTTACAAAACGACGCCTGTGTATCTTTTATGAAGGGAGCTAAAACAGAAGAACCTGCTCTAGTAGAAGTAGACGGACTAGCCGTAAGAGGTAAGGCAGATATATTCAAAGAAGGAGAATATGTAGCAGACGTTAAAACAACTAACGACGGACTGAAGGACATTACATTAAAGAACGGAGACAATGTTAATCAGTTTAAATTTACTATTCAAAAGTATGACTATGACTTACAGGCTTACCTATATACACAGCTATATAATGTGCCTGATTTCTATTGGTTGGTAATAGATAAAACTACTACAGATATAGGAGTATTTAAAGCCTCAGAAGAAACGCTACAATCGGGTAAGGATAAACTAGAAGCAGCTATAGCAATATACAAAGCCTTTTTTGTTGACGAACTAATAGACCTATCACAATATCACAAAGAAGGGACGTTATGATGACAGACAAAGATATAAGACACTTTAACTACGTAGGGGCTTTATACGCCCTTAGCATAGGAGTAACGACAGACAGAGTATTAGTAGCAGAACAAGACGCAGCCGAGATAAATGACTTCGAGGCTGCAATAGGCATAAGAGATGCGCTAAAAGACTATAACAATACAGATAAGCAATTTAACTGCAGGATAATATTTCAAGACTATGATGACACCGCCGACTATTGAATTTTTACAGAAGTGCGCAGATACTACTAAGATAACAGAGATACTAGGTAAATGGCTAGACGTTAAGCCTGAAAATACCGAGCTACTAGATATATACAACTCATTTCTTAGAACGTTTGTTTATATCAATAACCTAGAGCTTAGAGACTATGGCTTTAACAGGTTAATCTCTGAAGCACGAGAAGGACGCAATAGAGCCGTTTTAAGAGCACGTAAAGCAGAAGAGGCACTAGAGATAGCAGAAGCTAAAGTTAAGGACTTAGAAGCTAAATTAAAGATATTTGGAATATGACAGAACAGAGCACAATAGATGTATTAAATAACAGAGCTGAGACTACCTTGAGATTATGCTCAGGGGGTTTCAGTAGTTATGACGCAGAAGACAATAACTATATAGTAGAGATAAAGAACAGGAGAGTATATTATTCTGAGAAGCTATTAGAAGCCTCTAAGCTATTTGTTAACTATCAAAAGGCACAGATTAAAGGCAAAGACTTTTTATACGTTGTAACAGATAATAAAGGCGTGTGGGTATACAACATATCTAAGAATATAGAAACCATCGTGAATATGACCGTAAGAGCTTTTACGTGTCCTATGACAACAGACTTCAGCAGGAACGCTAAGATAACAAAGTATAGTTATGTATTACCCGAGTTTATGGCTAAGTTGATAACGCCCTGTTAACTAGGCTGTTTTTAAATAAAGAGTAAAAAACCAAATGATTTCAAATGGCAGGTAAAAAAGGACGCTCAGGAGGCGCTAGACCTAATAGTGGCAGACCTTCAAAGGGAGAAGTAATAAACATAAGACAAATACTTGATGACAATATAGACGTAAACGTAGTGATACAGAAGCTACTAGAACGTATTGAGTCAGGAGACCAAAGAGCTATAGAACTGTTTCTAAAGTATAGAGCAGGACTACCTAAGCAAGAGATAGACCTCAACACAACAGGCACAATAGACCACAATATAAGACTAAGAAACCTTATAGGATTCGAAGACGAAGACGAATAGATGACAAAACAAAACCCTTTAATAAAATTAAGCCCTAAGTATAAATCCTTGTTTAACGACTACTCAAGGTATTATATAATAACAGGGGGACGCGGTAGCTCTAAGTCTTTTAGTGTTGCCTCATTTCTATTACTCCTTACTTACGAGAACGCTCATAACATACTATTCACTAGATATACGATGACCTCAGCTAGTACTTCTATTATCCCTGAAATGACAGAGAAGATTGAGATACTAGGACTTAGTGATGACTTCTTAATTAACAAGACAGATATAACTAATAAGATAACAGGCAATAAGATATACTTTAGAGGGCTTAAGACAGGGAGTGGGAATCAGACAGCTGCGCTTAAGTCGCTTAATGGTATTACTACTTGGATATTAGACGAAGCAGAAGAGATGCCTGACCCTTTACTATTCGATAAGATTGACCTCTCAGTACGTTCTAAAGATGCTCAGAACAGAGTGATAATGGTAATGAATCCCGCTACTAAAGCTCATTGGATATACAAGCGTTTCTTTGAGTCTAGAGACTTACAAGGTGGAGAGAATACCACACTAGAAGACACTACCTATATACACACCTCATATAAGGACAACGAGAAGCACTTAGACGCTACCTTCTTGGCTAACGTAGAGAGAATGAAGACAGAGAGACCTGAGGAGTATAAGGCTCAAATCTTAGGAGGTTGGCGTTCTGTAGCTGAAGGCGTTATCTTTAGTAATTGGGAGGTTAGAGACTTTAATGCTAACGGGGACTACTATGGTATAGGTATGGACTTTGGTTTTAGTAACGACCCTACAGGAGCCTGTCTAATTAGTATCAATAAGAAGTCTAAGGAGATATACATTAAGGAGATTATATACGCTCAGGGGCTTACTACCTCAGATATAGCTGCTAGGTTATTAAAGCAAGGTAAAGACACGTTAACTATAGGAGACTCAGCTGAGCCAAGATTACTACACGAACTTAAAGCTAACTATGGTCTTAATATAAAGCCTAGTATTAAAGGACAGGGCTCTATTAACTTAGGTATTGCTCTTATGCAGGAGTACAAGCTATATATACATAAAGGCTCTAGAAACCTTATTACAGAGCTTAATAACTACACTTGGAAGGACGGCAAAGATGTTGCTATAGATAACTACAATCACTTGCTAGATGGTATTAGATACTTTGTATCTTATCACTTAAGTAACCCAAATAGTGGAAAATATTTTCTTAACTAATTAGCTACACCTCAGCTAGTTACATTTTATTTCAAAAGTTTTTTAAAAAAAGTTGCAAAAAAGTTTGGTAGATACATCTTGTTATGCGTATCTTTGTATCAAACAAAACAACTAAATATAAAAATTATGAACTTACAAGAAATTAACAGCAGAATGATTCAGATTGAAGAGAGAATCAATTTAGAAGAGCACAATTTAAGCTTACCTCTAGGTAGTCGTTTAGACAGAGAGAACAACAGAAGCGAGGATATTATTTTAAGATTAGAGAGATTAGAAAATGAGTGGGACAGATTAGCTGAGTCAATTCACAACTAATAATAACTAACGGGGGCGTCACAGCCCCATAATACAACCCTATGGACACTAAAACAGAATTACTATTAGACTATCAAGAAATGGCTATATTAGCCCTTAGAGAAGAGGTAGAGAGATTGACAAAAGAGAACGAATTACTAACATATAGACTAACAGGTAATGACTTGCAGTTTATAAAAAATAAAGAACTATGAATTTATATAACAAACTACTCATTAAGCTATCTATAAGACCATATAAGGTCGTTAAACTAGATACACAGCTATTAGTTAAGCATTACAGAAACGGGCGCTTAGAGGCGGTTAGAATGAGTCAGAAGTAATGGAGTGTCTAGACTATATGAGTTGGGCTTTAAAAGGCAATCACTTAAGAGTGTATGCTGTGCCAACAAAAAGTATGTACACCTATAAGAAGGGTACTAAGACGGTTAACCTCAGCTACGTTAAGCTAGTCATTGAGATAGGCAACGCAAAGCATTTGGGTAAAGAAGAGTACAAACAACACGAGATGCATATTAAAGTGTGCGAGATATACAAGTACTATTACGATAACCATAAAGCAAAGATATGAGAACAACTAAAGAGATAATACAGAAACTACAACAGATAGCAGACAAGATACAATGCTGTAAAAGACGTAGAGCAATTAACAAAAGAATATTAAACCTTAAAACTAAATAATATGAAAGACAATAATTCACAGGTAACAATTACACCACTAGAAAAAGACTATTTTAACGTACACGTCAATATGATTTGGATGGGTAGATTTGAACGCTCGGAGCTTAGGCATATAATAGAGCAAATAGATAACGCTATATAATGAGAAAAGACCTCAGCAAGTACACCACTATGCAGCTAGAACACATCCTATTAAACTTTACTTGGTTTCCTAATAAGACACTTCAGAGAGCTAAAAGAATACTAGATGCTAGATATACCAAAAGAAAAGTAAAAAATAATTAACCTGTAACTGCCTCATTATTAACTTAGTGGGGCATTTATAAAAAATAAATCAAAAATAATTGCAAAAAAGTTTGGTAGTAACCTTTAATGTGTTGTATCTTTGTAGTGTAAATAATAACAAACACTAAAAACAAACATTATGACAACTTACTTAAATAACTTAATCTCAGAAAAAGCTAACATCTCAATGACTACACCAATAGAAGTAGAAGGAGCTTCAGGTACTAACTTTATGAATGTAGGAGTAATAGTAGAGCATATCTTAATAGCTCCTAAGGCAGAGCAACAAGCTATAAAAAATGTACTAGTAAAAATAGACTTCAATAATGGAGATATACTAGACTTCTTTAAGCACCTAGCAAAAGCACTAGCAATCTAATAAATAACGGGGGTTAACGCCCCCTTAAAAACCTAAACTATGACAGAAAAGCAAATCAGAGCTAAATTCCTTAGCTTACTTAAAAGAAACGACCTAACTAGAGAAGAGATTCAAAACGCTACATTTGAGATACTTAAATACAAGCGTAACAACACCAATTGGAAGGATAACTTAATAATAGACTAATATGAGCACACTAGACAAACTATATAACAACAGAGAGATGGAGAAGGTCAGAGAAGACTACCTAAGAGGCTATATGCACGCTTTAGCAGACTTAGAAGGTATCATTGATAACTCAGAGCATCTAGGAGACAGTAACCTACTAGAAGTACTCTACGAGGCTATAGTAGATAGAGAAGTAATAAGAGATTAAAAATGTTTGTTTTGTTTTGGGGGTGTCACTTAATTGTGATGCCCTTTTTTGTTATACAATGTTTTTAAATAAAGCTATAATATGAAGATACAAGTCCCTACACATATAAACGATATAACACTAGAGCAATACCAAAGGTTTGCTTTGATTAATACAGAAGAGCAGGATAAAGAGTTCTTTATGTTCAAGACAATAGAGATATTTTGCGGTGTAGATATAGCCTTAGTGTCTAAGATGCGCCTAAGTGATGCTGAGAGCATTTCTAACGAGGTTTTAGAGGTATTACAACAAAATGTACCC